GTTTCAGTCGATAAGTAGCTGAATATCCCTCTGCGGCCTCGGCCTGCTTCTCCATCGTGAACTCTGGAGCTGCTGTCCCAGCGGCAAACAGACCATCGGTTTTCAGCACGAGACTGTTTCCAGCCTCCTTGGAAATCTGCACACCGATTGTCTTTCCGTCTTCACCATCAGCAATAATGACCGACGCATCTACGGGGGTAAGCCCAGTCAACGTGCCAGGAGAAAGACTATCAAGCTTAATCTTATCCTCAGCGGACATCAAGCCAGCAGCGGTTTCAGAGGCCGTCTTGCCAGTGGCAAACAGAAGATTGCCTTTGTAGAGTTCCTGCACATCTTCCAGCCAGTACAAGGTATTTGTGTCTTTCTGCTCCAACGCATCAAAG